ATACGTTTATTTGATATGCGTAAGAAGACTTTATATGTTGGATTACATAGGTATTTAGAAGAATTTTGTGAAGAAAGGGATTACAATTTACTCTCAGATAAATCATTAATAAATGATTATAATAATGATTTAGTTGAAGGTATGTTAGAAGAAACAACGTTACCCAGTCATATATCACCAAGGGATTACCAATTAGATGCGCTTAGGCACGCGCTACGGAGCTCTAAATCACTCTTATTATCACCTACTGCATCAGGTAAGTCATTAATCATATATTTATTAGTAAAATATTATCTTAAGCATTGTGATAATAAAGTCTTAATTATTGTACCTACTACATCATTAGTTGAACAAATGTATAGTGATTTCGCAGAGTATTCTAAAGAAGATAATACATTTGATATAGAAGAATTAGGACATAAGATATATGGTGGAGCAGATAGATTAACAGATAAAAGAATAGTTATATCCACGTGGCAATCACAACATAAATTACCTGCGAATATGTTTAAGAATTATGGTATGGTAATAGGTGATGAAGCACACCAATTTAAAGCTAAATCCCTTACATCTATTATGGAGAAATGTGTTAATGCACAATATAAGGTTGGTACTACTGGAACATTAGATGGAACACAAACACATCAATTAGTATTAGAAGGATTATTTGGTCCTGTATATAAAGTCACAACAACTAAAGCTTTAATGGATAGAGATGAATTAGCTAAGTTAGATATTCAAATGTTATTATTAAAGTATAAAGAAGATTTCTGTAAACATATATCTAAAGCTAAGTATCAAGAAGAATTAGACTTTATTGTAGGATATACCCCGCGCAATAATTTTATAAGTAATTTGGCATTAGATCAAAAAGGTAATACTTTAATCTTATTTAATTATGTTGAGAAACACGGTAAACCTCTTCATGATATGTTAAAAGATAAGATTGAAAAGGGAAGAAAACTATTTTACGTTTCAGGTGAAACAGCAGTTGACGATAGAGAACAAATAAGAGCTATTACTGAAAAAGAAAATAATGCGGTTATTGTTGCTTCACTTGGAACATTCTCTACTGGGGTTAATATAAAAAGATTACATAACTTAATCTTTGCTTCACCATCTAAATCCCAAATAAGAGTATTACAAAGTATAGGAAGAGGACTTCGTGTGAGTGGAGATAGTATAAATACTACTGTATATGATATAGCTGATGATCTTCATTATAAATCGAAGAAGAATTATACACTAAATCATGCAGCAGAAAGAATTAAAATATATTCAAAAGAAAAGTTTAAATACAAAATTTACGAGATAAATATATAATATGGATAACCTATTACTACCTATACGTCATTTCAAATTAGTTAATGGTGAAGAATTAGTAGCTTTAATTAAAGAGAAAGACGACGGAACATTTACATTAGAAAGACCATATGTTGTAAAGAATAACCTTATTGGCGGGTTTGCATTCTTACCGTGGTTCCCTTTCTCTTCCCAAAAACTATTTAAAATATCTCGTCAGAGTATACTACATCACGTGGAGATTGATGAAGATATTAAACAAGAATACATTAAGCTCGCGACTGGTGCTTTAAAGCCTAGAGCTAAATCTCCTGTAATGAGTGATGATGATCTAATGGCAAACTTAGATGATTTCTTAAATGAGAATTATGATGAAATTGAACTTGAACCCGTTCCACCGAAGGACCAAAAGAAGGAAACTATTCATTAGTGTATCTCTGTCCTTGGGACGACAATATATTATACCACACTTTTTGTCATTTGTAAACCCCCTAAATGAAATAAAAAAGGGGATTTACTTTTCAGATAAACTATGGTATAATAGAGCCTTTATGGAGAATAATTATGGCCAAACGTGCTGATGCAAAGAAAAAGCCCCACTATATCAATAACAAAGATTTCTCTCTAGCTGTTGTTGAGTATGTTAAAAGTGTAAACAAAGCTAGAGAAAAGAATAAACCTGATCCTAAAGTAACTGATTATATTGCTACATCTTTTTTAAAGATCTCAGAAGGATTAAGTCATAGACCTAATTTTGTTAGGTATACATACAGGGAAGAAATGGTAATGGATGCTGTTGAAAACTGTTTAAGAGCTATCGGCAATTATAATATTGAAACCGCTACTCGTACAGGTAAACCTAATGCATTCTCTTACTTTACCCAAATATGTTATTTTGCCTTTATCCGAAGAATTGCTAAAGAAAAGAAACAGCAAGATATTAAAATGAAGTTTATTGAAAAGATGGGTATTGAGGACTTTACTCAAATGGGTATGGATGAGGCTGGTGCAGCTGAAACTATGGCATATGTTGATACTCTTCGACAGAGAATTAGCACCGTTAGAGCTAAAGATGTTGCAGTTAAAGATTTTGCTGCTAAAGAAAAGAAAAAAGAAAAAGAAAAGCTAGAACTTTTCATGGGATAATATGAAGATAGCAATACTAAATGACACGCATTGCGGTGTCCGGAACTCAAGCGATATATTCTTAAAATATCAAGAACGATTCTATGAGGAGATATTCTTTCCTTATTTAAAAGAACATAATATAAAACATATACTTCACCTAGGAGATTACTATGAACACAGAAAGTTCGTTAACTTTAAAGCGCTTAATGCTAATAGGAAGCATTTTCTTGAGCCTATGCGCGATGCAGGTATTACCATGGATATTATTCCCGGAAATCATGACGTCTACTTTAAAAATACAAATGAACTGTGTAGCCTCAAAGAGCTGCTTGGCTATTTCACCTCCAATATAAACATTGTAATGAAACCAACCGTATTGAATTACGATGGTTTAGGTGTAGCAGTTATACCTTGGATTAATAATGGTAACTATCAAGAGTATACAGATTTTGCTTTAAACTGTGAAGCAGATATACTAGGCGCACATTTAGAATTAAAAGGATTCGATATGATGGCAGGTATATCTAACCCACATGGTATGAATGCAGATATATTTAATAGATTCGAAATGGTTCTTACAGGACACTTCCATACTAAATCAAGTAGAGATAATATACATTACCTAGGTTCACAAATGGAATTTACTTGGGCAGATGTAGATGATCCTAAGTACTTCCACGTGTTGGACACCGATACAAGGGAAATAGAGCCCGTACGTAACCCGATAACTATATTTAAAAAGTTCGTTTATGATGACGAAACAGTGGATTATAACAGTATAGATATAAGTGAATTCGAAAAAAAGTTTATAAAGATAATTGTATTAAATAAGAACGATCTTTATATGTTCGATAAGTTTATAGATAAACTACAATCTATAGAAACCTATGAGCTAAAGATAGCCGAGAACTTCGAAGAGTTCCTAGGTGATAGCGTAGAGGATGAAAAAGTTTCTTTGGAAGATACTACAGAAATGCTAGACTCGTATGTCGAGGCAGTAGAAACTGATCTAGATAAAGAACACATAAAAGTGAAATTAAGAGAGCTATACACTGAGGCTCAAAACTTAGAGGTATTATGATACAATTTAAATCATGTAGGTGGAAGAACTTCTTATCCACCGGTAACGACTTTATAGATATTAACTTAGAAAAAGCACCAACAACATTAATCGTAGGCCAAAATGGTTCAGGTAAATCTACTTTACTAGATGCATTATCTTTCGGACTATTTGGTAAACCCCATAGAGATATAAATAAAAATCAGTTGATTAACTCAGTCAATGGTAAGAAAACTATTGTTGAAGTAGAGTTTGAAATTGGTAGCAAGTTATTTAAAATAGTAAGAGGAATCAAACCTAATAAGTTTGAAATATACAAAGATGGCAAAATTATCAATCAAGCATCAAATGCAAGAGACTATCAAAAATTTCTTGAACAGAATATACTTAAACTTAATCATAAATCCTTTCACCAGATTGTGGTACTCGGAAGCTCTTCTTTTATTCCTTTTATGCAGTTACCTGCTTGGTCAAGGCGTGAGGTTATAGAAGATCTTTTAGATATTGGTATCTTTTCTAAGATGAACCAATTGCTAAGGGAAAGGAACGCAAACATTAAAGATCAATTAGTTGATTTAGGACATAGATTAGAATTAACTAAAACTAAAATGGCTTCACAAGAGAAGTACATTAAAGATCTACAAGGTATAAACAAAGATCAAATTAATCAAAAGAGAGATTCAATCCGCGCGCATAAACAAGAGATTAACACTTTATTCGATGAATCTAAAAAGCTAGGAAAGAATCTCTCTGCCAGTATGGCTTCAGAAGAAACCAATTATCAAAAACAAATGGATCAGATAGCAAATATCAAATCCCACAATTTACAATTAAATAGTGAAATAAAGAAATTAGTTAAGGAAGCTAAGTTCTATGAAGATAATGATAATTGTCCTACATGTGATCAAAGTATTTCTTTAGATTTAAAGAATGAAAAGATCGAATCAGTAAAAACAACAGCTGCGGAGGTTCAAGCTGAAAAAGAAGATTTACAAAGAAAGTTATCAGTTCTATCAACCACAACTACAGAGATTAATTCGAATCTGGACAAACTTAGAAATAAGCAGAATAAGATTAATTCAAACAACGATTCTATATCTCTATTACAGAAAGAGATTGATAAGATACAAAAGGAAATTAATAAACTATCTGGCCAAACTGGAGATGTTAAACAAGCTAAAGATAGCTTAGGTCAATTAAGAGATAATAAAGATGATCTAACAGAAGATAAGTTAAAGTATACAGAAGAAAGAACCTATAATGAAGTGATTGGGGAAATGCTTAAAGATACTGGTATTAAAACCAAAGTAGTTAAGCAATACCTTCCAGTTATGAATAGATTGATTAATGAATACCTACAGGTTCTAGACTTCTTTGTTGCATTTCACTTAGATGAAAACTTTAATGAAACAATTAGATCTAGACACAGGGACACATTTAATTATGCATCCTTTTCCGAAGGCGAGAAACAAAGGATTGATTTGTCCCTGTTGTTTACCTGGCGTCAAATAGCCAAAATGAAAAACTCAGCAGCTACTAACCTATTAGTATTAGATGAAACATTTGATAGTTCATTAGATATAGATGGTATAGAAAGCTTAACCAAGATATTAAGTACCTTAGATTCAGATTCTAATGTGTTTATTATATCCCACAAAGGTGACGTGCTAGAGAACAAATTCCGCTCTAAAATAGAGTTCTTTAAGGATAGAAACTTCTCAAAAATCAGATAAACTGACGAAAGTTCACGAAATTGTGACGAAAAGTTACGATTTAGGGGTTTACAAGGGACCCGAAATGTGGTATAATGGTACCCATATTAAATTAAAAATTAAGGAGTTTAATTGAATCATAACAAAACAATCGCAAGGCTACTCGCAAAAGAGAACCTAACTATTCAGCACGGTAACTATAAAACCGCGTGGTTTGATATTAAGAACAGAACATTAGGTCTTCCTCTTTGGAAAGATATGCCAAAAGACACTTATGATCTTTTTATAGGTCACGAGGTCGGTCACGCGCTATATACCCCATACGAAGGATGGCACGATAGCCCAGAGAAAATCGAAGGTGTGCCAAGATCTTATATGAATGTTATAGAAGATGCTCGTATAGAGAGATTTGTTCAGAATGATTATCCAGGATTAGTTGGTCCTTTTAGAAGAGGATATATGGATCTATTGGATAGAGAATTCTTTGGTGATATAGACGATTTAAATTATGAAGAAGTTAAACTCATAGATAAGATAAACCTAAAAGCTAAATTAGGGGATATGATCGAAGTACCATTTTCCCCAGTTGAAAAAGGTTTCTTTGATAGAGCATTTACTACTACAACATTCGATGAAGTGGTTCAACTTTGCAGAGAGATCTTAGCTTACACTCAAGAAAACCAATCTGAATTATTAGAGCAACCGGATAATGAACCTGATCTTGATTTACCAGAAGGTGAACAAGAGATGGAAGATCCTTCTAGCTCTGGTCATGATGATTATATGCCAGGAGAAGAATCAGATGAAGAAGAACAAACTAACGCACCTTCAAGTGAAGATTCTGATGATGGAGAAGAAGAAAAAGAGGGAGATACAAAATCAGAAACTTCCGAAGATTCTTCCGATGAACCCACTGAGGAATCTAAAGATGGGGAATATTCTCCAGAACCTGAAAAGGATGCTGATACCTCAATCACTGATGAGATTTTTAGAAGAGCAGAAAAAGATCTAATTGAAGGTAACGATGAATCAGGTGGACAACCTCTATACATGAGAGAGCCTAATCAAGAAGTTAGAAATAGCGTAATAAGCTCTTATGAAGAACTTAAATCTGATAGAGAAGCAGCTTGGAAGAGATGGTATGATGAATCAGATACAGATTCTGCTACAAAGAAAGCTGAACTAAAATCTGAGTTTGGTACTTATTACAAACAAGCTAAGAAATCTGCTAACTACGCAGTAAAAGAATTCGAAATGAGAAAAGCAGCTTATCAATGGTCTAGGGCCCAAACTGCTAAATCAGGTTCTTTGGATGTTAACAAAGTTTGGTCTTATAAAACAAACGAAGATATATTTGCTAGAGTTACTAATTTAGCAGATGCTAAGAACCACGGCATGATAATGTTTATCGATTTCTCTGGTTCAATGAGTAGTACTTTAGAGCATGTCTTAGATCAACTTATTCACTTAGTCGTTTTCTGTAAAGCAGTTAATATACCTTTCGATGTATATGCTTTCACTACAATTACCAGAAGATCTGAAGATGGTCGTGCACTACAAAAAGATGGTGAAATAGCTATGGGTGATGTTAGCATACCT